GGTGGTGGACTGGTATCTCCAAAACGACCTGTCCCAAGCCATCATCCGGTACGGCATCTACACTGATGCCAATGGCAAACCGGTGCGGAAGAAGGTCAAGCGGGTGATCGAGACCGTGGTGGACAACCGCGAGACCGACACCGAGAACCTTGAATGGGTGAAGGACGGCCCGAAGACGAAGAGCCGCAACCCCATCGGCACCAAGTACGACGTGGTGGAACTCAAGTCCGCCATCATCGCCCGCCGGTGGACGCGGTACGAGGAGGGGTTTGAGGCCCTGTTCAAGCCCGAGGAGGTGGTCGGCGGCTTCCAGCCGAATGACGACTTCGACGAACCCGCCGTCAGCTTGGAGGATGAAGCATGAACGCCGAATTCATTCCCCATTCGGAAATCCAGTATAACGCGGACGTGAACGCCGCCAACACCCTCGCGGAGTACGCCCTGAAGCTGGGGCCGGCCTTCCGGGACAAGTTCGACTTTTCGACCGATGACCAGTTCGCCAAGCTGGCGGAAGTGTCGTTCAAAGCCGCCCAAGCCTTCGTGGCCCACCGGCAGGTTTTGATGAAGGAAGCCAAGACCAAGCTCGAACTGGCCCAGATCGAGGAACGCCGGAAGGCTGAACTCGAAGCCCTTCAGGCCAAGATCGAGGAACGCCGGAAGGCTGAACTCGAAGCCCTTCAGGCCAAAGGTCGGGAGGTCGTACAATGAGCGACACAGCCGTTTTGGAGCCCGCCAGCGCCCCTCCGGCGCCCAGCCCTAGCTCTCCACCCCCTCCGACCCCTCCTGCGGCTCCTAGCGCCCCTGCCGCGCCTTCCTCGGCCGTTGCCGAACCGTGGTACAAGGACTGGATTCAGGCGGACGGCACCCTGAACAGCAAGGCCCTCGACCGCCTCCCCGATCACGCCAAGGGTCTAAAACCCTCATGGGAACGCCTCCGGTCCATTGACGACCTTGCCACGACCGCCCTGAACCAGCAGGTCTTGGTCGGCAAAAAGGCTCTGGCTCCCCTGCCCGCCGACGCCCCGGCGGAAGCCGTGAAGGCCCGTAAGGAACTTTTGGACTCCATTCAGGGTGTTCCCCCCAGCCCCAAGGACTACGGTATCGCCAAGCCGAAGGAACTCCCCGAGTCCCAATGGAACCAACCCCTTGCGGACAACTTCACGGCGTGGGCGCACAAGCACTCCGTTAGCCCAGCAGCAGCCAAGGAACTGATCGCCATGCAGATTGACGGCGTGAAGGGCCAGCTCCAGTCCCAAGCGCAGTACGAGCAGCAGTTCTGGGCTAACGAGCAAAAGACCTTCGAGGTCGTCACGAAGCAGGAGAACATTGATTCAACCCGCGCCTCGGCTTTGGTGGAAAAGGGGGCCATCGCCCTCGGGCTGGATCTCACGAGCGAGCGCACCAAGAATTTCCTGAAAGGCTCCGACGCCCGCCTGATGGCCCTGAGACACGCCTTGGCCATCGGGGAAGATCACGTCGTCAACGGGGAGTCCAAGACCACGGAGACGAACCCCGGCGAACTCGCCCGCTCCGTCATGCACGACAAGAGCAACCCGCTGTACGAGCAGTATTGGAACCGGGAAGGGAAATTCCCGTCCAGCTTGGTGGAGTCGGTCCGCGCCAAGGTCATCGAGTGGCAGCGCTTGGAAGCGGCCAAGAATCCTCCACGGGGCAGGAGATAATCTCCCATGATCAAACCCCTGCGGGACTACCTCGTGGTGCGCTACGAGGGGGCAAGGCTTGGCGTGGTCGGCTCCCTCTGGCTTCCCGACACTGAGAAACTGGCCAACAAGACCGGAGGGGTTTGCGAGGTGCTGGCCTCCGGCCCCAAGGTTGTCGCCGCCTTCCCGGGAACCCGGGTTCACCTGAACGCCTACGGTGAACACCTGGCCGGCGAGGAAATCATTCACGAAGGCGAGAAACTCATCCTGATCCGCGAAAGAGACATCAACGGAGTCGTCCAATGAACAAACCCAACCTCGCCACCTCCTCCGCCTTCTGGTCCGCATGGGCCGAGAAGGTGAAGGCCGACCGCCACAACTTTGCCAAGAGTCCCCTCTACGTGGAACAGGACTCCCAACTGCCGGAGGAGTTTCAGGCGGTCGCGGAGACCGTCACCCTCATGGGGCAGGTTGATCCAGATGGCAAAACCCGCGATGCCCAATTTGGGGGACGACTGGTTGACACCTGCTTGGGACCCGTGACCCGCATGTGGCTCGATTCCAATATCGAGTACCATTTTCTCAAGCGTCACCTGCCAACCTTGGCCTCCTCCCGCGTGCTGGACATCGGGGCGGGTTACGGGCGGTTCGCCGCCACGCTCTCGCAATTCGTCCCCTCGGTGACCACGGTGGATGCAATCCCGATCAGCACGGAGGTCTCCCGCGAATACCTCGCCCACTTCGCCCCCACGGTGGACGTGCTCTCCATCGAGCAGTTCGTGGATACATTTCAAAACCAGTCCTACGACTTAGCCGTCAACATCCATTCATGGAACGAGTGCACCAAGGAGCAGGTCGAGAACTGGATCAAGACCTTGGTGCAGATGAAAGTCCCCCATTTGTTCACTGTCTCCCACGGCCAGTTGAACGCGGAGCGGGAACCCGCGTACTACACGTGGCAGGTGGGTCACCCCTCGTTCCGACCCATCCTCGAATACTACTACGACTTGGTGGCGGAGGAAACCCTCGGGCTCACCAACCATCCCCACGCTCTCTGGAAGCTGAAGGCCAACGCCCAGCAACTCTTGCAGACTCCAAGAAAACCCTTGGTCATGATCGGGACCCCGCTCAAGCATATCGAGTGCAACGGGGCGATGACCCCGGAGGCTTTTGCGAAACTCCACGACAACTACCGCAAGCCCATCCAAGCCCTGCTGACCGCGACCGACCTGCCCTTTCGCTTCTGCCTCTTTGTGGTTGGGGGTGGAGGGGTGGCGAAGGCCCGGAACACCATCACCAACGCCTTCCTTGGGAGTGAAGCGGACATTCTCCTCTTCCACGACTACGACCTGATCACGGATGAAACCGGAGCCGACCATGTGAAGGTGGTGATGCGCCTTTTCCAGAACGGGCTCAAGTGCGTCGGTGGACTTTATACCATCCGGGCGGATAACGGGCATTGGGTCATCAACCTGCCCGACGCCGGCGGCCCCTTGGAAGGCTGGGGGCTGCGCGTGTTGGAACTCGGGACCGGATTCAAGGCCCAGACCCGCTCCTACTTTGAATTGATCGCCGCCAAGAATCCCTGGCTCGAATACCAAGACGACGACACGAAGCAGAAGTGCTACGGCTTTTTCTCGATGGGGCCGGTGAAGGACGAGGAAATCTGGCCGGGCCGAGGCCGGTGGCTCACGGAGGACTACTGGCTCGACTGGCTCGCCCGGGACGCGGGGATTGTCATGGTCGCTGACGTGACCATCCAGCTCCGCCATCTGGAAGAAGGGCATATCGAGCGCTTGGTCTCCAAGGACCCCCTGATCCAAAAGAAGGTGAAGGCCCTAGAAAAACAGTTGGGCACCACTCTTTTTGTCCGCACGGCGGACGAGGTTTTCCCCAAGGAATTTCCCCCCGTCCCAGCCAAACAGGAGGGAGGAAAAGAACTTGACTTGTATTCTAAGTGAGATCACCGATCTCGACTTAGGACGCCACCCATAACCCAAACTCATATCATCATGGCTGGCATTAAAAACACTCCCTTCACTCCCGACGCCGACATTGTTGCCCAAATCACCGGCACGGGCCAACCGACTCCGGGCTTCAACGGTGCGTCCACCACGGGCTCCGGCGTGGCCCCGACCTACGCGGCCTCGATTGAACTGGCTCCCTTCCTCCAGAAGAGCCGGTTCGTCCTGATCACGACCAACAGCACGATTGGCAACAGCACCCTGACTGCGGCCTATGTCGCCGCCGCCGGCGCCATCCTGAACATTCAGGTGGCGAACGACGCGAGCGCCGCCCGCACGATTACCTTCTCGACCGGCTTCCGCTCGACGGGTGTGCTGACGGGCACCAACTCGAAAATCCTCTTGGTGGGGTTTGTCTCGGACGGCACGACTTGGAACGAAGTCGCGCGCTCGGTCGGCGCCATCACCTAGTTTCAGCCTAGATTCATGGGGAAGCCCCATCCTTCACCGGGTGGGGCTTTTTTGTGCTTGCATCTGAAAATTCACGCGGCACGTTCGCGCATCAGAAGAGCTGTCCAGAGGATAACCCGCGTGCCACGAGCGGACCCGGATCAGCGGCTCGGCAATCAATTGTCCGAGTACGACCCCCGCACGGGGACAACCGGGTCTCGGATGTCAGGAAATTCAGTTTTCAACATCCTCTAAAACATCATGGCAGGAGCAATCACAACCCTCCCGCAACACTACGAAATCGCTTTCGATGGTGTGTGGCGCGAGATCATGGCCCAGCAGAAGGAACACCGCCTCGCTGGCAAATACCTCGTCAAAAACGTCAACGGCAATCAGGAGCGCTTTGACCAGATGGGCGCGCAGAACTATGCGCTCCGTCAGGTCACCGCCCGCGCCCAGAAGAGCGAGCCGTCCGATGTTCCGACGTTTTCCCGTTGGGTGCGTCCGCGCCCCTACGACAAGACCACGTGGATCGACCAGTTCGACCATATCCTCCTCGGCAACCTCCCCTCGCCCGAGTCCCCGATTGCCCGCAATCACGGCATCGCGGCCGCCCGCCAGAAGGACATCGTTCTCCTGAACGCGCTCCTCGGCACGAACTACACGGGTGCCCAGGGCACGACGGCCACCACGCTGCCCACCACGGGCGGCACGCTCGGCACGGGTCAGACCGTGGGTGTCACCTACGGCTCCGGCTCGGCCAACTCCGGCCTCCAGCTCGCCAAGCTGACCGCCGCCTCCTTCATCATGGACTCGAACGACGTCCCCGAGGAAGGCCGGCAGTTCGCCTACGCGGCCAAGGAACTGAACAACCTGATCACCAACGTCGATCAGGTGAACTCGGTCCTCTACAACGACGTGCGGGCTCTCCGTGACGGTCGCATCCGCGACTTCATGGGCTTCGAGTTCACCCGCACCCAACTGGTCCCGTTCCTCTCGGGTTCCACCACGGTCCGCACCTGTGTCGCTTGGCAGCGGGATTTCCTGATGCTGGGTCTGGGTCAGGACGTGATGACCAAGATGGACATCCTGCCCACGCAGTCTCAGGCGATTCAGGTCTATACCTGCCTTCTCCTCGACGCAACCCGCATGGAAGAGGCCGGTGTGGTTCAAGTGAACTGCGACGAGTCCGTCTAACCAATAACCTTCAACCCATAAGGAAAAACTAACATGGCTACTTGGTACACAGACGTTGCAGCCCTTCAACAGCAGTACGTCAACTTCCCCGGTCAGGTGGGTGCTCCCTACCTGACCACCGTCCCGGGCGCCCAGAACAATCCGTTGTTCGAGGGTCCGCTCGTCATCACGGCAACCTACACCCTCACGGGCAACGAGGCGCCGAATGACATCATCAACATCGCCAAGCTCGAAGCGGGCATCATGGTGGACCCGAACGGCCACGTCTCGACGGGTCTCACGGCCCCCGGCACGGCGCTCTCGCTTGCCATCGGCGACAACGATCTCGGCCTTGCGACGAATCTTCCGATTCCGAACGCGGCCGCTTTCACGGCCCAGCCGACCAACTGGCAGGCGCCCGCTTGGGTGTCCGGCACGACCTATGCGGTCGGCAACGTGGTGCTCGATCCGAACAGCACGCCGGCCAACCTGACGTACACCTGCGTCTCGGCCACCTCCGGCACGACCGCGCCCCACAGCGCGGCCAATACCGTGTGGATGCCGAACAGTCAGCGCTACTCGAACTCGATTGTCACGAACACCGCAGCGGCGAACGTGGCTTTCTCGGGTGGCACGCAGCTCTACGGCGGTCCGGCCTCGATCGTGCCCTTCAGCACGACTCCCGGCACGGCGGCCTCGGGGTTCCCGTCCATCACGGGCGGTCCGGCCAACGCGACCCTCTGGGCCGCGAATCAGCCGTACCAGATCCAGAACGACTGCTGGCTCCAGGCCCTGCTCATCACGGCCAACGTCCTCACCGCGAACACGGTTCTTGTGTTCCGCGTGCCGGTCATCGCCTCGAACTAACCTTAGCCTAGGCAACTAGACTAATCCAAAATGACCCGGGAGGCTGACCTTGTGGCGAGGCTGGCCTTCCGGGTTTTCTTTTTCTGATGCCCACGACCCTCGCCCCCGTTGACGTTTGCAACATCGCCCTGTCCAAGATCGGGGCGCAGGCCATCGTGTCCCTGCTGGACACCTCGAACGCCTCGGCGGTCGCCTGCAACAACAACCTCCAACTGGCCTACCTTGAGGTCACGCGCTCCGGCCGGTGGAACTGCCTCCTGCGGCCGGCGGTGCTCCAGTCGGTCCCACAGATTCCGCTGACGGCGAACCAGAGCCTCGCTCCGGGCTCCTATGTCACATGGACGGCGAACACCCTGTTCACCCAAGGCGTTTACGTGACTTACGGCGGGTACTACTACCTCGTCCTCAACACCTACACGTCAAGCAGCAGCGTGGCGACCGACGTGGCGAACGGCAACCTGAGCCTCTACAACTCCAACGGCCCGACGATCACCAACGCAACCGCGTGGGCGCCCCTGACGTTCTACCCGGCCAACGCCTTCCTGTTTTACGGCAACTACTACTACGAGGTGAACTTCTCCTACACCTCGACCAACAACTTCACGAACGACCTGACGGCGGGCTACCTGACGCAGACCGACCAGCAGTACGGCTCCAGCTCCACCGATTTCCTTGGACCCTTCGGCCTGCAATACGCCTCGGGCTGGCCCTATCAATACTTGCTGCCGGCTGACTTCCAGCTCCTCGCCATCCTGAACGAGAACGCGGTGTGGGACTACGACGGCTCCGGCGGGGATGACTACGAACTCATGTCCGGCCAGATCGCGGTCGGCCCTCCTCCCACCTATGGGCAATGCCTGTTCACCTACGCTTCGCAGGCGGTGATCCAGTACGTCCCCAACCAGCCGGACACGACCCAATGGGATGCTCTTTTCACGAACGCCGTGACCCTGAAGCTCGCTTCCGCCATCGCCACGACCTTGCGGCAGGACGGGGGAGCACTTGAGGCCAAGCTTCTGATGGCCTACGAGCAGGCCCTCCGCGTGGCCCGGCAGAAGAACGGCGGGGAAAAGCAGTCCATCCGCTTCAACCCGATCCGCTCCTCCCGCTTCAACCAAGCCCGCTACGGTGGAATCAACGGTTGATCCATGCCCAAAAGCCTAGACTCCCTTCTTTCCTTTACGGCGGGTGAATTTTCACCGCGTCTTGATGCCCGGGCGGACCAAGTAAAATACAAGTCCGCGATGAGGCAATGCCTCAACATGATCCCGTACAAGACGGGTGGCCTGACGCGGCGGCCGGGCACGCAATACATGGGGACAGGCAAATACACGGATTCCGCCGGTGCCACTTCCATGCACGCGGTGGGGCTTCGCTCCTTTGAATACAGCCCCTCCACGAGCTTCATCTTGGAGTTCGGCCACCGTTACGTCAGGTTCTACTCCAACGGCCAGCAGGTCCAAGTGACGAGCGCTCCGTCGTGGGTGCCCAGCCAGCAATTCATCGCCGGAGCGTACTGCTCCTATCTGGGGGTCATTTACTACGCTCCCGGGGGAGCCTACACCTCCATGCCTCCCACGAGCGCGGGGATCATCAACGTCATCTGGTTTGCACAGACGATCCTCGAACAGCCAACTCCCTATTGTGGAATCTACTACCCGACCGGTGCGGTTCCGGGTTGGGTCACCTCGACCATTTATTTTATCGGGGACTACGTGACGCAGGGGGGCGTGACGTATCGGTGCCAGGTTTACCATCTCTCGGGCACCTTCGCCACCGATCTCGCCAACGGGGACTGGCTGGTTGCGACCGCTCCGGTGAATCCGTTCCAGACCGATATTTACTACATCGCCCCGTGCCAGATCAACGACGTGGTTTACTTCGCCCACCCGCAGTATCCCCCCTACAGCCTGACCCGGTACACCAACATTTCGTGGATCATGAAACAGGTGGCGTTCCTGACCCCTCCGTTGCTCGACCAGAACTCCACGGATACCATCCTCACTCCCTCGGCTCTTCGTGGGTCGGTGACCCTGACCGCAAGTGCTCCCGCTTGGGTGGCGGACAACTACTACGCGATTGGCAACTCCGTTTCCTCGGGCGGTACGATCTACAACTGCATCGTGCCGAATGTCTCCAGCAATTCGTTCACGACGGACAACCTTTTGGGCTACTGGCAGGCCCAGACCATTTTCAACAACCAGCACGTCGGCTCCACATGGCAACTGGCCTCGCTGCGGAACTCGGCTTACATCGAATACGACGGCACGGCGATGAGCGGGTTTTCGGCGGGGACCTCGGGCCAGATTCAATGCTTGGGCCAGTGGGAGGTCCATACCTACGGGGTGTGGTCGGCGGACATCGCCATCCAGCGGAGTTTGGACGGGGGGCAGACTTGGGACACCGTGCGCAGCGTGACCGGCCGGTCGGACCGCAACGTGGACATCACCGGAACGGCTGCCGTCTTGGGGATCTACCAACTGGTCATCAGCAACGTCGCCGTTCCCGTGAACGCGGGGGCAACCAATCCCCGGGTGGTTTTTGAGTGCGTCAACGCCTTCCTCTACGGTCTGGTTCAAATCACCGCCGTCTCGGGCGCCTACACCGCCACCGGCACAGTCCTGACCGAGTTGTCCGACACCAATCCATTGCCGGCAGCGTGGGTTTCGGGCCAAGCCTACACGCCGGGCAACACTGTCTCGTACCAGTTTGTCAGCTACACGGCGCTCAACAACGTGACGAGCACGACCCCTCCGAGCCAGGACCCGACCAACTGGTCCTACACCCAGCCGGGCGGGACGGAGTATTGGTCTGAGGGGGCTTGGTCGAATTACCGGGGTTATCCGCAGGGTGTCACTTCATTCCAACAGCGGGTGGTCTATGGAGGGTCGGGATACGAACCGCAGCGGATTTGGGCAAGTGTCACCAATGACATCGAAAACTTTGCCCTTGGCGATCAGACCCTTGCCACGGATTCCCTCGCGTTTGACCTGAACGCTCCCGGCCGAGGACCGATTCAATGGCTGGTGGCCCAGACCGACCTCTTCGCCGGGTTTGCCGGAGCGGAATGGGTGATCAACTCGGGCGGTGGCAATCCCCAGCAATCCGGGGGCAACGCCACCCTGACGGCGACCGCCGTGAACGCGGTGGAACATTCCTCGTGGGGCTCGGCTGCCGGAGTCCGGCCGGCAGTGGTCGGGGATGCGGTCATCTACACCCAGCGGCAGGCGACGAGCATTCGCCAGATGATGTTCTCCATCTACACGAACAAATATATGTCGCAGGACCTGACCACCCTGTCGGACCATATGTTTACCTCCGGTATAGTCCAGATCGCCTACCAACCCCGCTGGCGCAAGCAGAGCAACATCTGGACCGTGACCCAGCAGGGAACGCTCTGCGGGATGACCTACGAACTGGATCAGGAGGTTTTCGGCT